GTGGTTCATGGATGCAAGTTGGAAATAATGGATTAATAATTGCAACTGGAAGTTGTTAAAAAAAATACTAAATTTGTAAAAAATATATTATGGCAAATACATACACTTGGAATATAAACCAAATGACAGCTAAAATTCATCAATACGATTTAGAAAATGTAATTTTTAAAGTAAGCTATACATATATTGCGACTTATGAAGATGATCCTACAATAACAGCATCAATCACTGGTGCAATAGAAGTTGAATATATTGAGGGTGATCCATTTATCCCCTATGCTGATTTAACTAAAGAAGATGTTGTGGGTTGGTTAGAAGCATCTGAAAATATTAATATACCAGAAATGCAAGAAAATTTAAATCAAATGATTGATGACAAAAAAAACCCAATAGATGAATATTTATACCCTATGTGGAGTTAAAAATTAATATTAAATAAATAAATAAATAAAAATGAGCAAACTAGAGGAAAAAGAATTAAAAGATTTACAAGAAAATCAAGGAAAAATCAATCAAATTGTATCTAATATAGGTGCAATTTCTATTCAAAAAATTAACTTAGAAAAGTCAAAGGAATCTTTACTAGGTGAATTGAAAAAAATAGAAGATGAGCAAAATGATCTTAAAAAAGAACTTGAGGAAAAGTATGGAAAAATCTCAGTTAATTTAGAATCTGGCGAATACGAAATTATCCCAGAACAAGAATAAATTATGGCTGTTATAAATGCCACTAGCTTTTTGTTGTTAAAAGATACAACAGTTATTGGGCATTCTAAAAGCACAAGTTTCAATGTAAATGTTGACTTACCAGAATCTACTAGCAAAGATAGTTTAGGTTGGAAAGAGGTTATACCAGGTGTTAAATCTGGAACATTAAGTTGTGAATGTTTAACTGATTATTCAGATAGTTTAGGTTTTGAGCAGTTAGCCGATATGGTGCTAACTAAACAAAAAGCAACATTTTATTTTAAAGACAATGTAAATCCTAAATTAATTGTCAGAGGTGAGGGGTTTATAAATTCAGTTGATGAAACTGCCGCTTTTGAAACTGCAACAAGTTTTAACCTAGAGATTAATCTAACTGGTGTATTTTCTATAACAGATCCTAGTGTTGGTTTAACTTGGGATAATGTATTTGCTAAGTGGGAAGATATTGCCACAAACTGGGAAGATGTATAATTTTTTTATTTGTATATTTGTTAAAGATTAATAATTTAAAAAATATATAAATGGCTACAACTGGAGTATTTAATGGTACTGATTTACTACTAAAATTAACTGATGGTACATCAATAGCAACATCAACTATTATCGGACATTCAACATCTTGTTCATTATCACTTTCTAATGATTTGCCAGAGGCAACTACAAAAGATTCAAATGGTTTTCAAGAAGTTATTGCTGGAGTTAAAAGTGGTGAACTTTCTTTTGAAGGATTAATTGCTTATGATGATGATGCTAACCCAGTAGATTTTGCAGATATTCTTATAGCTCGTAGAGCTGTAACATGGACATTTGGAACTGCTGATGCTGCTGATACTGTTTACACTGGATCTGGTTTTTTAAGCTCAGTTGAGATGAGTGCAGAAATGGAATCACCAGCAACTTATAGTGGATCAATTACAATTAATGGAGCAATTACTACTGTATAATAAGTAATTAAGTTTTAAAATAAAAGGGGTATAAATTAAGGAACTATACCCCTATAAATATATATATATGGCAAACAAGAAACGAGGTTACTATACCCTAAAAATAGGTGGCAAAATGCGAACAATGCATTTTTCAATGAATTTCTGGTCAAACTTTACTGAATTTTTACAAGTACCATTAGATAAAATAGGTGATGTATTCAGTCAAGGTGTGTCTATAAAAGCAATTATTGGTTTAGTTTATTCTGGTTTATTAGCACATGATCAAGAACAAGGTAATGAAATTGACTATAATGAATTTAAAGTTGGGATGTGGCTTGAAGATTTTGATGCTGATAAATTAACAGATGTTGTTAAGTCAATGATGGAATCCAGAATATTAGGCAATGATCTTAATATGGGGGTTGCTAGAAATATTAAGAAAACTACAAAGCCGACTAAAGAGGGAAAGTAAGCAGCCAACTTGATTGGGATTCTCTTTTAGATTTTTACATTGGTCAGGTTGGCATAAACCCAGATAATTTTTGGAGAAATACATGGAAAGAGAATCATTTATTAGGTGAATCTTATATGATAAGAATTAATACTGAGTGGGAACAAGCTCGGTATATTTCAACAATGCTTTACAATGTAAATTGTAATAAACAAGGGCAAATGATCACACCAGATAAATTATTCCCATTGCCTCAAGATGTTTACTTAGGCAAAGGAAAACCAAAATCAACAAAAGATAAATTTATTAAATTTAGGGAAAAGGTAAAACAATCTAAGCTACCAAAATAGGTGGCTTATTTTTTTTGTATTTTTGATAAAAATTAATTTATGGCAAAGTTAAGATTAGATTTACAGCTAACTGGGTTTAAACAAGCATCTGGAAAACTAAAACAATTCGGCAATAAAATGAAGTCGGTGGGTGCTAGTATGCAAAAATTTAGCTTACCATTGGCTATTGCTGGTGGTGCGGCCATAAAGATGGCATCAGATTTTGATAAAAACATAACTAAAATTGAAGCATTAGTAGGGCGAACTGGCAAAGAGTTAGATAGTTTTGCTGAGGCATCTAGGAGAATGGCAACTGAAACTGGTATATCATCAGCACAAACAAGTGATGCTATGTTTTTTATTGCATCTGCTGGTTTAGAGGGTGCTGAGGCAATATCAGTACTAGAGGCGGCATCAAAAGCTAGTGCCTCTGGTTTAGGTGATGTTGCTAGTATAGCTGATTTGGCAACATCTGCAATGAATGCCTATGGCTCTGCTAATTTAAGTGCTGAGGGTGCAACAGATGTATTAACAGCGGCAGTTAGAGAGGGTAAATTAAGTAGTGAGGAGTTGGCTGGTGCAATGGGTGGTGTTTTACCAATAGCATCAAATTTGGGTGTTAGTTTTGATGAGGTTGGTGCAACACTTGCGGCAATGTCAAGAACTGGAACTAATGCGGCAAATGGTGCAACTCAGCTTAATAGTATTTTAGCTGGCTTATTAAAACCTACAAATCAAGCCGAAGATGCACTGAGATCAATGGGATTGTCAAGTAGTGGATTAAAACAACAAATAAAAGATGAGGGGTTATTATCTGTTTTAGAAACTTTAAAAACAGAATTTGATAAAAATAGTGATGCGGCGGCCCAAGTTTTTCCTAACATTAGAGCTTTAAAGGGTGTTTTAGATTTAACTGGTAAATCAGCGGAAACTACAACAATGATATTTGATAAATTGGGTGTGGCTCAAGGATCAACTAAAAAAGCATTTGATGCAACATCAAAAAGTGCATCATTTAAATTAAAAAAAGCATTAAATGGAGCTAGAGAATCTTTTGCTCAAATGGGATCTGTTTTATTGACTGGATTATTGCCAGCAATACAAAATATAACTGGGGTTATAACTAATTTATTTACAAAGTTTACAAATTTAGATGGTGTTACTAAACAATTGATTTTAGGTGCTGGAGCTTTAATTATAGCATTACCAACATTACTTAGTTTATTTGGTACATTATCTGGTGTTATAGCTGGTTTGCTATCACCTATTGGTATATTTGCCGCTGCGATAGCTGGTATTGCTTATATAATAGCTACTAATTGGGGTGAAGTTGCACCAGTTTTAGTTGGGTTATATAATAGATTTGTTGACTTATATAATACATCTGAAAATTTAAGAAAGGCAGTATTTTATTTAGGTGCTGTTTTTAAAACAGTTTTTATAGGTGCAAAAACTTTAGTAATGGAGTTTAGCAATCTTTTTGTAACAATGTGGGAACTTATTAAAGAATTTTCTGAAAAGGGAATGAATGGTAGTTTTTTAAAAATTTTAGCTAAAGGTTTTAACAAAGGCGAAAACATTGCTAAAGATGGTGCAAAAGAAATTGGCAATGCTTTTACTGATGGCTATGAGGATTTTCTCGGCAAAGAATTGGAGCATAAAACAGTTGATGGTTTAAATACAGCTTTAAGCAATGCTGGATCATCTTTAAAAAATAAATTTACAAGTTTTTTAAGTGATATTGGAATTGGTGGCGGTGGTGGTGCTAGTGGTGGACAATCTAGTGGTGGTGATGAATCTGGTGGTGGTTTGCCATCATGGGTAAATACTCTAAGCTATCACATGAAGAATTTAGGTGATGAGTCGGATAAAATTAAAGAAAAGTTTTTAAACTTAGCACTAACATCTAATATGGTAGGTGAAGAAATTAGCAATGCTTTTATGGGTGCATTTGAATCAATGCTAGAGGGTGAAAACTTTTTTAAATCTTTAATAAAAGGTTTAATGGCACTAATAAAAAAATTAGTAGCGGCGGCAATAGCGGCATTTGTACTATCAACAATACTAGGTGGTTTGGGAATTGGTGGTATTGAAAAGGGTGCTGATGGTTTTAAAAAAATGTTTGGCAAATTAAGTGGTATTGGTGAATTTGCAAAAGGTGGTATTGTATCTGGACCAACATTAGGTTTAATGGGTGAATATCCTGGAGCTAGATCAAACCCAGAAGTTATTGCACCCTTAGACAAATTAAAGTCAATGATTGGTGATAGAGGTGGCTCATCTAATGTCCAAGTAAGTGGTCAATTTGCACTTAAAGGTCAAGATTTAGTAGTTGCATTACAAA